GGTTACAGTGTATGAGTGCAGCTATGACCTACGCCAAGAAACACAAGAGGATCGTATGTGTCGATTGGACTGACGTGATTTGGAAAGGTGATACCCCCAATATGAACTTTGATACGTTTTTCGAGTTGACCTGTGAAGGGGTATCTACGATAGGACTTGATGAACTCTTACAAAAAAAAGAACTGAGTATATATCCACCGGTATGGAAAGGCCAGCTTGAAAAGAGACCTGACTTGTACATGTACGAGAAACCATACCAGATCGATCTTGATGCCGATCCTAAGCATGAAGAAGATATACTCGTGTACACTTCTACTGAATTACGGACATACAACAAAGATAACATATGCGACTGTATACGCATCAAAGAACTGTACCGTTCAACTATAATTCAAAAACTCATACAGTACCAAGGATACAAAACGGTCGTTCATTTGCGCGGATCGGATAGGGTCAAGCCTGAACAATACGAGGAGTACATCAAAAAGAACTTTGAACCTAAAATGAAAGATAAAACGAACGAGACTGTACTTATCGTAAGCGATACCGAGTCGCTTTTCAAGTACTTTCAAAAAACATACCCCAACTCAATCGTACGTACACCGAATACTTCATACACGAGTTCGTCCGATCCTATAAAGACGTTACACCAAGATGGCTCGATTGACAAGTATGACTTTAATACCCAAACACTTATTGATTTCTTCATCATCATGTATGCGAATGAGTGCATTCATGATGAGAACAGTTTGTTCTCAAACGTTCCGAGGTTTATACGGTCAAGTGATGACAAGTACAAGCAGATACTTAATTACTGAAGGCCAGACCCGATAGACCGTTACTAATTCGTAAAACATTGAAATTTACGGCATATAAATTAAATGCAGCGGCCGTGGTAACTCCGGTGATGGTAGGAAGATCTAAAATGGCACTGTCTAACCGACTGAAATTACAGGAGCCAGTGGGTTGATGCTTGCTTGGCTTCAAAGCAAACGAATACATCTTGGCACAAAATCCACTTACGTCACTACCCTTTCCTTTCATAAGTTCAGATCCAAATTCAGATCCGTAATAACTCTGAACGTGACTAAAGTATCTGTCGGGCATACGAGTCTCGAACACTTCAGTCCCGTTGAGGTACAACTGTATGTTTTCAGTTTTAAACGTATCGGATGTTATATCGGTCCATATAAGACACTTTACAGGGTGGTTCAAAAGATGGAGTTCAAACTTGGCTACTGAAGTTGAACCTGTAAAAGGCAGCTTCTGAACTTGTTCAATAAGAATTTCCATGGGTTTGTCCACAATCATCTTACGTTCAACCGTGTCGAGTAAAATATAATGAGCCCAGAATGTGACATCGGTAGGAGGCGCACTCAATGATGAAAAAGTCACTTTGACTTCGACTTCGTGGTACTGCATAGCCACCAAAGGTAAGTTGCAGCTGCCGTTACAGAAAAAGAACTGGAGAGGGATAAACTGTGCTGATCCGAAATTGGTCTTGGCTCCGACGGAGTAATCCATGTCACCGCTTTGAAAAGCGAACGGTTTGGCGCTGGAATCAGAGAGGAACTTGTGCCACAAATGAACAACAAACGTAGCGTCTTGGCGATCGATAAGTTGACCGCCTATATAGAGTTCGAAAATAGCCGGGCTAGCACTATCGGCTTCAATACCACTGGCATGGACAGTTCCACTGGCTCCGAGGTCTATCCACATATGGCTTAAGAGATCACCTTTGCTTGGGATTTTGAGACTGACGGTTGAACCGGTCTGTATAGATCCTATGGGGTTAATACGTACTGGTTTACAAGCAAAGTTTGTATGACGTTTATACGTTTGTCTAAAAAAAGAAACTTCCGGGTTGCCGGTGATGTATGCATCCTGTACTCCGGTTGATACGAGTTCGATAAGTGCACCAGACATTATGTATTATTTAGTAGTAAGATTATATTTAAAAAATTTAAACTCTTTTAGACAAAGATAAATGGTCCAGTTCCAAGCCTTGTCATGGGAGTCGCGAGACTCTGAAGATGAGACGGAGCACCTTATCAGTATTTTCGGAAGAACTGAGCAAGGTGTATCAGTCTGTGTCACATCAGCTTTCAAACCTTACTTTTTTGTCAAGGTTCCTGAACGTGTCCAAGCAGGTAATATGTTTCAAGATATCAAAAAACTCGTGTACGGTAACATCGAGAGTTATGAAGTCGTCCAGTCCAAGGACTTGTGGGGGTTCCAGAACAGTCAAAAGAGCCTTTTCGTCAAACTGACGTTCAAGACCCTGAAACATCTAAGGATGTGTGACAGCAAACTCAAGTACACCGAAGAAAAGTACAGAGTGTACGAGTCAAGTATAGAACCTATTCTGCGGTTCATGCACAGGACTGGTATCCAGTCGACTGGGTGGCTTGAAACAGGTGAGAACTGTGTACGTAGTCAACTCAGTCGAACAACCATCGACCTGTTCTGTAACGACTGGACGAAATTGAAATCGGTCCAAAAAGACGAGAACGCTCCGTTCGTGGTAGCCTCGTTCGATATAGAATGTCACAGCTCTACTGGGAAGTTTCCTAGTGCGGATGTCCCGGCTGACGTATGCTTCCAAATCGCTTTTTCACTGAAGAGAATAGGGTCAAGTGACATCTACGATAAAACGTGTCTCGTGTACAAAAACACCAACAAGGATTTGCCTGGTAATAATATCATCGAGTTTGAGAGCGAGCATGATTTACTGGTAGGGTTCCGAGATTACTTGATCGAGAAGGATATCGATATCCTGACCGGATGGAACATCTGGGGGTTCGATTTGGAGTACATTTTCAAGCGAGCGGTTCATTGCGGCTGTCCTGAAGATTTTTACGATATGGGTAAACTGAAGGGAACCGATTGTAAAATGGTCTACAAGAAGTTGTCGTCGAGTGCCCTGGGAGACAACGAGCTCAAGATGCTGCCGATGAACGGCCGGTTCACGTTCGACCTGTTCCAGGAAGTGAAACGCGAACAGAAACTGGACTCGTACAGTCTCAATGCCGTATCAGAGCACTTCCTAGGCGACCAGAAGATCGATATGCCGCCCAAAGAGATATTTGCACGGTACCGTGAAGGCGACCCGGAGAAACTCAAGGAGGTGGCTGAGTACTGTATCAAGGATACGTTGCTGCCACATGCGCTCATGGATCACTTGTGCACGATGATGAACCTTTTGGAGATGGCCAAAGCCACCTGGGTCCCTATCAATTACTTGTGTGAGCGAGGCCAACAGATCAAGGTATACAGCCAAATGACTAGGAAAGCCAGAGAGCTTGGGTTCATGGTGCCTACGATACGGTACGGAGCTATACAGTCTGAGGGGTACGAGGGAGCCACGGTCCTGGAAGCACATGTGGGGGCGTACTACACACCGATTACGGCCCTCGATTTCGAAGGGCTGTACCCCTCGATCATGATGGCCCATAACTTGTGCTACTCCAGCCTGGTCCTTGATCATGCGTACGCCAATGTCCCCGGGGTGGAGTATGAGACGTTCCGGATCGGTGATCAGACGTACAAGTTTGCCCAGAACGTCCCGAGCTTGTTGCCGGAAGTCCTGGCCGAGCTCAAAGCGTTCCGAAAGGCGGCCAAGAAGGATATGGCTCAGGCTACGTCGCCACTTATGAAACAGGTGTACAACGGCAAACAGCTGGCCTACAAGATATCAATGAACTCGGTGTACGGGTTCACCGGTGCAGCGAAGGGGATGCTGCCCTGTGTGGCCATAGCCGCCGCGGTGACCTCGGAAGGACGGCATATGATTGAACAGACGAGGGACCATGTCCATGCCAACTTCCCAGGATCGATTGTCAGGTACGGAGATACGGATTCAGTTATGGTCCAGTTCGATGTCGGCGATCGCACGGGTCAGGAGGCTATCCAGTACAGCTGGGAACTTGGTGAACAGGCGGCCAAGATGTGTAATGGCCTGTTTAAGAAACCCAAGAACCTCGAGCTGGAAAAGGTGTACTGCCCCTACTTTCTGTACTCGAAGAAACGGTACGCGGCCAAGTTATGGACCAAGAACAAGCAAGGCGAGATGCACATGGACTATAT